TTTTTCGGCAGACCTTTTTCAGTAAGGCTTTTCTCGATTACATTGACGATTGCCTTGACGGAAGTGTAGTCGGCATTGCGAACTTTTGCGTTGACAGCGTCAAAAGCCTCGGTGATTTTCTGCTCGTTCGTTACGTTGATTTTCATTTCGTATCTCCTTTTCTCTTTATACCCTATCTTATACCCGATAGTAGAAACTGTCAAGCAATACTTTACAAATATTTGCATTATTTTTGGTCAAAAGAAAACCCCCGCTGGAAAAGGAGGAAACCAGGGGGGAAGGAGGATAGGCTATGAAGAGCCTATGCACCTATTATACACGCCTTACAATTATTGTCAAGCCAGATAATCGAAGCCCCAACCTCCTGGTGCTGTACACCCACCGTTTGCTTTCTCACTTTTTGTGGTTGGCTTCCGCTCTATCAAAGAGATTATTGTGTCGATCGGCACTCTTGTAAGCTTGTTCGCCTGCTGCAGATTTTTACACGCCTTAAGCGGACGTTCGTTCATGTACACTAAGACACCGTTACTTTGGTTCATTTCTCCTCCACAGCTTCCAGTTTTTTGATGAAAGCCATATCTTTTTCGTATTTATCTGTACCATATTCATACGTATCGTACAGCCATTGCAACTCGTCCAACGCTTCAGTTAATGCTTGTTTGAGTTCGTCCATAAAAAATCTCCTTACCTATATAGTATATCAAGCAAAGGAGAGTGTCAACGAAAATATGTTTTTATTTTTGGAAAGTTTTTAGCTATTACTTGCTGATAATTTCAATAAATGTTAGGTAGTAATCCTCCATGAGTTTTATATAGGTTTCCTGCCGTTCTATGTGCGAGATTGTATTGGTGAGCCGGATTCCAGCATCTTGAAGGGTCTGTATCGGTGCAAGGTAAGGTCGTTCTGGCTGTGCTACCAATTCGGTGTAAGGTGTTACCTCAATCTTGGTTGGAACAGTTTTACAAGCCGTTGTTGAACTTATCAAGCATATCGTTAATGCTATCGCGAACATCACTTTCAGAGTCCGCTTGCTCGATGGTCTGTATCTGTTCTTGCTCTTTTCTGTCTGCCTGGTTATCATGTTTTACCGCCTCCTGTACCGCTTTCGTCTCGTGCGTCTTTACCTCTACCTTGACCTGTTCAGTAGCCAATTCTGTCTTGGTTTCCTCTAGCTTCTCTTCGGTCTTTTTGACCTTGCGTCTGAACCATGCTGTAATGAGCCACGAGAGAGCAGAGAACACGCCTAGAATCAACGCACCCCATTTCTTAAGCCTATTTAACATCTTTCTTGCCCTCCTGTATCCTATCGACAACTGCACCAGTACCGATTGATGTAATCATAATTATCCAAAATGGTCGATAAGCATCAAGGAATTGGGCAAACTTTGTCATATCGAAAGCCTTGATAAAACACCCGACAAGACCAACAATGAAGGAAACAAGCAAAATTGCAAGGGTTATCTTTTTAGCTGGCTGTTTCATATGACACCTCGCTCAATCATTCGCTGAAAAACCCTTTTGCGTCTGCTTGCGGAAATATTCATCCATCTTCTTTTCCTGAGCTTCCGACTCTCCGTTTATTGCGTGTTCCCTGAGTGCCTTGAAGATTACACGATCGTTATCAAGTCCTATAGACAGTCCTTCACCCAGACATGATATAGCCTTCTTCACCCGTTCCATGCCGAAGAAAATCGACAATGCGCTTCCCGCAAATCCGAAGCCTCCAGCGATAATCGCTACCCACATCGCCTCTGTCATTTGATTGCAACCCCCAAGCAGTAGATGGCTATCCCTATCCCATCTGCTATAATGTCCCCCCAAGACCAGCCCCTGTACTTGAACTGGTCATAGACCTCCTTGGCTATCCCTGCTATCACCGCTATCCATATGCCGAAAAGCGAAGCAAGCATATAGCTCACTGTCAAGTGCAGCAGCTTGTCAACGTTCTTGAGCAACCACTCATACAGTCTATTCATTTTCTGCCTCCATAGACTTATTGTACAAGTCAAAAAATCGTTTCATCATCTCCACCCATGCCTTACAATCTGTCTCGCAGTCTGTCTCAATGCGAACTCATTCGGGTGCTCTTGCTCCACCGACAAGCCAAGCTCGTAGCACTTGTTGCTGATATAGTCAGTTGCAACAAGATACGTTTGTGCAAGGTCTTTTGTGTGTAAGCATTGCTTTCCTTGCTCTCTGATTTTCTGCAAGAATGAAAGCATTACAGGATAATTATTTTCTATAACCTGTTCCGTCAAATCGGTTTTAACCACATACAGTTCACCTTCATACTCGGTCTGTTCATCATTAATGATTTCCGTGAGCGTATCATAGATATGCAGATACTCTCCGTGAATCTCAAATTGCTTGTTGTCTGATTTTCTGTTTACCATATACACCTCATATTAATTTTGGTTTCGCACCCCCACACCCCCGCGAGCCTACAGCTACCCGATGAGCCGGCCGCCGAGGTTGAGGATCGTGCGCGCAGGCCTGCTGCTACCATTCCAGAGAAAGCCAACAGCAACCCCGCTGCTGAAGTCACCACCACAGAAGACAGCCCTCAATCCCATATACTCGCTGTTGAAATAGTACGCATATGCCGCATACCAAGTGGCTGAACCCGCACCTACGGCAGACGGCAACCCAATCTCACCCAAAGCCCCCTTGTACACTTGTCGTGTTTTAAGATATCCATTTGCTATATCCGGTGCAATGCCTGTCGCAACCCAACCAGCCACCCCACGTGGGTCATTTACGTTCATCTTCGTCCAATCAAAACATGCATAGAATTGCAAGTCGTAACGATACAGACCGCTCATCCATTCATACATGTTACCCCACAAATCCCATATGCCACGGTAGCACACATGACTCTGATTGTTTGAACCAAATTGCAGTACATATCCAGACTCGTTTTTCAATGCCATGAGTTGTGCAAGAGGTAGAGGTTGTGCCCATGTAGCAATGGTTGATGTAAGTGTGGTAGTAAACACAGCACCATCAACCGTGATTATATCATTCGTTGCATCGTACTCCGAGATGTCGGTTATGTAACGATTAGCGGCAATATTCTGTGATGTGTACGCAGTGCCGATTTGCACGAGCATGCCGACCTTGAAATACTGAGAACGTGTTTTCGCCATTATGAACGTATTTGCACCTACAGTAGCAAAAGTACAGACGTTGCTCGCACTATAGCTGTTGGACATACCGTTGATACCTTGTCCGATTGCACCTTTGACGTCAAAGCCGAGCACGTTTGTATTTGGGCTGATTACATATCCACCGATTTCTACAAAAATAAGATGCCATACCATTTCATACGCTTGATGGTCAATATTGCTCCATTTGCTTATTGTACTCTTGTTGAGTGCATCAAGTTGGAATCCAGCGGTAGTGCTGTACAACGGCAAACTATGTGTGAACGGTGTATCCGTCCATGAGTGCGGTACACGTCCATCATTGCTTGTCTTTACTGCGCCGACCAATGCATACGGTCTTATCGTACCGTCTGGATTATAGAACCCACCTGCAAAAAATCCGTCCCTTGGCGTGTCGCTGATTTCATAGTACTCATAAGAAGCGTCAGTCCAATACCTGTGCCAGAACACAGGAATCTTGACCATGATGTCTCCAACCGTTGACTCGAATGATGCATCATCTATTGTACACAAGATGTTCTTATCTGCATCGACTTTTACCGTCTTGATGTCACGCCACGGATAAACTGAGGAAAAGTCGGAGGGGTTCGTTATCGTGTCAATCTGTGGTCTGAACGATAGCCCTACAGCATCATATGTCGGTGAGCAGATGCCAGAGCTTTTCTCCATGCGTACGCCGTATAGATGTCCGCTCACAGATTCAAGATACGTCACTCTCGTATCAATCGGACTCACAGCATCACCAATCGCCTTCGCAACCGACCCTTCGCCCATGCCTTCGATGGTGTCCAAGCGTCCAGACAGAGCCAATATTGCATCGTCCGAAGAGCCGAGATTAACAACAAGTTCATCTAATGCGGCTTGGACGGTATCTGCGGTGAGTCCAGAAGTCGTGTTGTCATAGCTGATTTTCAAGGCGGTCATGATGTTGGTCTTGAGAATCTTACTAATCTTGCCTGTTGAAGTATCAAGAATTACAAAGTAATCCCCATCGTCCATCACGGTCAAGGTTGGTCGTGAAGTCATTGGAATGATATCGGTGTTGTATAAAGGTGTTCCCATTTAGTCCCTCTCTCTGATTTTAAGAATCACGCTGTCAGTGTCTGTTCTTGGTTCGATGCCGATGACTTGTCCTTTGAGTTCACCAAAGTACAGCCGGCTTCCATTCTTCGTATATGCTTCTGTTCGTGTCAATTTATGCACCTCGCCAATTAATCCTAAATCATCACCTAGTATGTCCATGTCGCCCAAGACGTAAGACCAAACCGAAGGGATTCTAGATTCTCTGGTCAGCAAACTTGCTTCTGCTTGGATTATATCATATATCCTTGGAGTTGTATACTTTGACACTTCCAGTTCAAGTGTAATAATAGGTCTGACCTTACTTTGGTCTTGCATGATACGGAGAGCCTTTTCCTCGGCATCAGCCTTTGAGGTCAAGAGGCTTTCAAGGGTGATAATCTTCTCGATTCTATGCTCTTGCAGAACCGCATCTTTAAAATCGGTATTTTCCACTTGTGAGTAGGATTGTGTACGATGGTTATAACCATACTTGACAATGCAAGATGTTGCATAGAGTTCAGCGTTTTGGTCAACAGGAATATCAGAGTTGCGAATCTCAACAGGAGTTATGATGGTTGTACCATCGTCGAAGGTAATCTGTGTTCTGTCGGGATCGTCTAGCCTTAGAGTACGCTTGCCTGTGTCCTCATACCTAAAGCCCCATGTTGAACCACTCTGAAGAAGTGATATCCAATCGTACAAAGATTTGCTATTGTCCATGTAAAGCGATACATCAGCCAAGGAAGCCTTTTCGGCTTCCCACTCTGTCATGTCGTAGTTGGTGGAGTTGTATAAAATATCAGCTAATCGGTTATTGAGGTCAACGATGATGTCTGCAGGGTTGGTGAGGTTCCTCATCACGCCTGTTACATAGACTTTTCGCAATCCTTTGGTGTTGTTACCGTCAACATATGCGTTGGTGTCTGTGAGGGTGAAAGTACCGCTAGTTGAGAAAGAGCCATGAGAAACAGAGGTTAACTTGTCGTCTTGCTCAACATATACTTGAGTAATCGAGGTTACGGATTGTCCCCACTGGAAGGATACTGTACCAGAATTGATTGCTATAGGATAAGCCGGAACTTGGATAACTGTTCCATACCCATCGGGGATGACTTTCCCGTTAGAGTCCTCAGCCAATCCAGAAAGGGCATCAAAAACAGTGGTCGGGTATTCGATTTGTAGCTTTTCACGATTGTCGCCAATGTCTATCGTTATATCTCTTGTAGTTGTCGTATAGTCCTTGATATAGCCGTTGAAGATGGTTATAAGGTCGGTGTAATCGTCCCCATCCTTGCCAATCTTGAGCCGAATCGTGTTTCCATACAGCTTTTCAAAGGTATCAAATTCGCCATCATTTGAAAGGACAACTGAACCGCCAGAGAAGGCCATGATATCATATTGCAATGGGTCGGCACTCTGTGAGATGGTCGGGATGGATAGAAGAATGGGCTTGTATTCCTGGTTGCCGAAGTACCTTACTTTGTCTGAGCAGTAACCGAAAAGCAACCCAGTTTCGATGGTTTGCGCAAAAGGGTTCTCGGTGTGTGTCACATGGATATACAGGATTTGATTTACAGCATCAAAGTAGAAAGATTCCTCTTGACCTTGGCAATCAACCAAAGATTCCATTTCAGCAAGGTTTAAAGTATAGTCGAGATACACCGAAGATATAGACCGGTTGACTTGGTTGTAATCTATCGTACCGCCCCAGGCAACCCAATAGCTTGCGTCAATCTCGGCTTGCGTCAAGGTTATCTGCTTGGAGTAGACCCAAGAGGTTAGGGGTACAAAGTGTTCGGTTATGAATGTCTTGGATATCTCGGCTATGCTAAACATTATTTTCCTTTAAAATAAAAATTTAAGTTCCCTGCCATGAATATAAATCATATCAGAGGAATCATCACAACTGATAAGATTTGTTCCATCAAAGGCTAGTCCGAATGGGATTGTTGCTGGGCTTGCAAAGCTTGATAATATTGATGAAGATATTCCATCATGAATATATATTCTAGCAGAGGTATAAGAACAACTGATAAGATTTGTTCCATCAAATGTTAAGCCATATGGTTTTGTTGCTGGGCTTGCAAAGCTTGTTAGTATTGATGAAGATATTCCATCATGAATATAAATCCTGTCAGCACCAGAGTCGCAACTTATTAAGTTTGTTCCATCAAATGTTAAGCCATATGGGATTGTTGCTGGGCTTGCAAAGCTTGTTAGTATTGATGAAGATATTCCATTATGAATATAAATCCTGTCAGCACCAGAGTCGCAACTTATTAAGTTTGTTCCATCAAAGGCTAGTCCACAAGGGTCTGTTGAGGGGCTTGCAAAGCTTGATAATATCGATGAAGATATTCCATTATGAATATAAATCCTGTCAGCACCAGAGTCGCAACTTATTAAGTTTGTTCCATCAAAGGCTAAGCCAGTTGGTTTTGTTGCTGGGCTTGCAAAGCTTGTTAGTATTGATAATGAAGGCAATGAAAGTATAAGTGCACCGTTAAGCGAATTAAGCCTTGTATCACCGAAGCTCTGAGCGTTCGGATTGAAGTTGTACCTAGTCCAAACCGTTGAAGCCTTGATAAGGAGATAAGGTAGAAGTGTGTAGCTACCACTAGTCAATGCGGTGTAAACAGGATTCCACGTATAACCCGAAATATTTGTTACAAACTCCACCGCCAAACTGGTTGTGCCACTTACTCTAATGTACACGCTACCATCGCTAGGTGAGCCTGTAATCGATGTATCAGCGTCAGCTACGTAAAGGCTACCTCCGTGGCTTACGTAACACCCTTGCTTGATTACGGGCTGTTCTGTGCCAGAGTCTAAGATGAATTGCTGGGTTAAAAGCTGGTTGGTGAACGCCTGCAGGTGTGCGTTCTGTGCTTGATAATCCCCGACAACCGTTGGCGTTGAATTGTATTGTGCTACTCGGATTAGTGCCATTAGTTTGCCTCCTCAAAACTGAAAGATATCGTGTCCCCTTCTTCTAGATGGGTAACTGAAATTTCGCTCGTGAATGTTCCGTACAGTGGTTCAAAATCTGAGTGTGAAGTATCCCAAAGGTCGATGAAAAACGGCTCGATTAGCCCCATTTCGTAGAACACTTCTTCGATGGATTTTCTTTGCGTTGAAGTGAGCAAAGGTACTGTGATTGTTCCGGATCGTGTCACGCTTCCTTTTCTACCGGAGGTCTGTCTGTCGGAAGATACGGAAACCACGTCAGATGATTTGAGCGGGATGTCTTGGTCTGCTTGGATTGGAAAGTATAACGACTGCCCTACAAAGATTGTTCCGATTTCAATAGGAACAATGCTCTCGCACGTAAGGACAACTTTAGCAACGTCAACTACTGTTCCGTAGTGAGCAGAGCAATTATAACTGACATCCATTGTCCAAGTGTCAATTAAAACATCTGCATAGTCATAGAAAGCAACGGTACATGATGTGAGGTTGTGATAGTCAAGAATCACACTGGACAAGGATACAACATCGTCTAAGATTGCGGTGATGACTGAGGTGGTTGTAGCTTTGAAGGTCTTGCGTTGCCAGCGATGGTAGACGTTTTCTATTGGATAGTTTGCATTCTCGTTCGTAGCGGTAAGAGTAGATGTTTTCAATATATTGTCGTAAGATATTCTCATTTAATATCCTTCCATGGGGAAATAAGCAATAAAGCAGATATGACAACAACAATGTTATACATTATTAACCCGAATGTAATAACCTCATTTTCCGTAGGTACTTGGAAACAAAACAGAATTAATATTCCCATTATCCCTCTTGCAATTCTCATTTCACCACCCTTGCTTTGATAGTTCCAACACTGCCGGAATTCAGATTGTCAATCGTGTTCCTAGCAATTTCCTTACCATCCAAGTATATCATGAGAGTTATTGAATTACCACCACTCTTGGTAGGTGCTATGGTGATGCCTTCACGCCTCGCCTGTTCTGCTTGGGGAGCAGTGAGAATCATTTCATCCTTGTGGACGGTTGCGGTAGTGGTCTCGGGTATCCTTATAGAGCCTACATCGTAAGATGGCACAGGAGCAGAGTTGATAGCCGCAATCTGAGCCGCACCAGCACCAGCCGCCAAGCCAGTCCATAAGCCCTTTCCCCATGGAGCTATGAGAGGATTAGCCCATATCTGCATGATAGCTTTTGCGGTGTCTAGGATAACTGAAAGAGTTGACAATGCCTTGTTTCTCTCGGCTTCCTCTTGTGCGTATTTATTTTTTGTGTCGTTAAGGTCTGCTTGCAAGCTCTTCTCAAGCTCGGTAATTTCTTCCTCTGTTGCTCCCCTATCTTTTGCCGCTTGGATTGCGATAGCGTTTTGCTCTTCAATCCTCTGTATCTCTTCCTCGTTCTGGTTGGCTTGAACTTGGTTGATGGAACCCCAAATGGAGGTTACGGAACCAAGCATGGAAAAGGTTGCATCTTCCCAAGCCTTCCTTACCCTCTCCGCTTCTTCCTCTGCCTTATCTGCATAAGATTGCATGAGGTTTTGTATCTGTTCCGATTGCCAAGTAGCCACATCAACACGGTCGACACCAGCCTTGAGATAAGCGTCAGCCTGCTCTTGGATTGCCTTGAACGCCTTTTCCTTGTCAGACATTCTTGACTTTTCAATTTCTGCGTATGCGTCACTTCTCGCCTTTGCTTCTGCATTGAAAGATTCTACCGATGTGTTAGTTACCTCTTCCGTAGTGGTTGCTAGTGCTTGCAGTTGAGCAACCAAATCAGCAACAGCTTCGCTCTGTGGGTTGATACCTGCATCAATTAAGGCTTTAATCGTGGAGGTTAGTAATGATGTTTTCTCTGCGTTTGCATCATATGAATCACCAAGAGCAAGGGCATACTTTTCTATGGCTTGCATACCTTGAGCGTGGTTATCTAGCACACCATTTAACTTATCAGTCTCTACACCATTGGCTAAAATAACATCAGTTAGTTTTTCTGTTGCAAGCCGGCTAAGCTCAGCCCAATACGCGGAATCCTCATGCCCTTCAGCCCTTTTAATGATGCGCTTCAACGTCTCTTCATCGGCATCGCCATAAGCGGCAAAAGCCTTTTGAGCTAATTCGATAGATTTCTTATTGGCTTCTAATGCCTTTTGTTCTTTCTCGTATGCCTCTACGTTATCGAGTACTTTCTGTTCAAGCTCTGGATATGTGTCAAGGAGCAACTTGGTGGCTGCGTTGTTTGTTATATAACCTTGCGTAAGCAGGTTTATAAAGTTCTCTTGACTAGCCTCAGCTTTTGAAAGATTTGTAGTTGCCTCTATTAAATCCTCTTGATAACCTTTCCGTGCAAGCACTATTGTATTGTATCTGTCTCCCTCTTCAACACCTTTTGCCATAGCTATAATGGTTAGCCTTTCTTGCTCAGTCATGAGATTTAATTGTTCTGTGGTGTATCCGGTGCCTTGAGCAATCTGTGAAAGTGATTTATCATATTTGCCAATCCATTTTTCAGACTTCTGTATCGTGTTGTTATACTTTTCCAATTCAGAGTTGGATTCTCTATATGCTTCACTTGCTTTCTGTAAAGCAAGTTGCATTTGTGCTTTAGCCTGTGATACCATGGCTTGTGTAACCGCATCGGTCTTTCCTTTGCTTGTATCAAGGATCGTGTTGTAATTGGTAACAGCTGTTTGCAAGTCATTATAAGTAGATTTAAGATTCTTGCTTGCGGTATTCTGCCCTAGAATCTTGTCGGTGAACGTAACAGCAAGCCCGATAATCGGGGCTAGTGCTCTTGTCTTGAATGCACCAAACGACTTTTTCAGCCTGTCGATGTTATCTCCTAAAACCACCCCTGCATCTACAAGCTCGTCAGAGTAGACAAGCCCCAGGTCGTGTGCTTCTTGTCTGAGTCCTTCGATATCTTCCTTGGATGTGTTGAGAGTAGGAGCAAGCTCGGTTGCGCTTCTGCCCAAGAGGTCGCTTGCAAGGGCTGTCCTTTCAGTCTGATTCTCCATATCCGCAAGAGCCGAGAAAACCTCGCTGAACAGGGTTTCCTGGTCTTTCATCTGGCCGTTGGTGTCGGTTACGGAAACGCCCAGCTTGTCGAAGGAATCCTTATACTGCTTGTTGCCCTTGCTTGCCTCGTCAGCGGCGCCTGAAAGTGTCTTGAGGCTCATCTGCAAGCCTTCCACAGAAGCACCAGACTGGCCAATGATATAATCCCACTCCTGGAATGCTGTTCTTGAAAGCCCTATCTTCTGGGAAAGTTTATCTACACGGTCAAGAGCATTTGCAGATGATATGACCATCTCGCCCATCTTCTTGACAGCCATCCCGATAGCCGCAACGGTTACGCCAGCAAACATCTTGTCGGCAACAGAACCGAACTTGCTAACTTTGGTTTCCGATTTGTCTATGCTCTTGTCAAACTCTGTATTGTCGCCCTGTATCTTGTAAACAAGCTGTTCAATTATTCTCATTTCGTATAGTCCCTCGGCTTAAACTTGACCTTTGAATTTCCTTTCTTGATAATGAACGTATCCCATGTTTCCTTGGGTATGAACGCTCCGGCACTCTCAAGGTCTTTCAAATCCATCCGCAGCCAGAACTCTTCCTTGGAATTGACCACACCCTCTTTTTTCAAAGCGAAGTATAGTCTGTCCCAATCAATCTCACCTAGGCTTTTAGAACCTGAAGGACTTTTTTTTTACCGCTGTCAGAACCTTCAAGAACTGAGCGTACAAACTCAAGCTGCATTTCCGCATCGGTGTGCGATTCCCACCAAGCTTCATCATAGGGGATGTTGTTGGCTTCCAGGGTGACTTCGATAATCTCCTTGAGAAGGTCTGATTCATCATCAGAGGAAAGGCTATCAACCGCCTGTTGACGTTCTTTCTTGTTAGATATTTTAAGTGCTTCCATCATCTGTTCCACCCGATGCCAGAAGTCTATGTATTTCTTCCTGGCCAGGTTCGGTATGAAGTACAGAGTAAAAACCTCGGTGGAAACCTTGACGTCAAATCTCGGGCGGTCAATGCCAATCTCTCTCATATACTCTCCTTATGCTCTAAAAAACTTGAACAATCTGTAGCTTTGTGCAGGGTCTGGTTTACCCGTGAAACTCACCGTGTATTCATTCAACCCATCCTCGTTGACACCCTTGAAGTTAAACGATGCACCAGCGTCCACCTTTGCGTTGTAGAGTGTGAACTCCCAATCAACGGAAGTGTACGCCTTGACAACGGTGTCAGTGAACTCAGCCTTTGCATCAGTAAGGTCAATGAGGTCGCCAGTGGCTACGATGAAATACAGGTTGGTTGCATCGGTGTAGAAGTTGCCTTGAGAAGATACAACGTCCTTGTCGTCAACATGAACCTCTCGCATACCTTCGATTTCCACCACACTGTCAATCTGCGTAGTCCACGGAAGAGCACCAACAAAAGTGGACTTCGGAACGGTAACGATGTCATTGTTTACCAGAGTATCCAGAGCGGTAATGTCGCCTGCTACCAGAGCTTTCGAAACTTCGCCGTTAAAGTGAGTAAGTTTTAGATTGGCCCTCGTCAGTGTGAAATGCCTTGCTGTTCCATTGAACTCAAGGTTAGTCCCACCAGTGGTATTTGACACTTTTGCAAATCCTGTCATTAACTTAGCAATAACGGAGTTGTTCCAGTTCCAAATAGCAGAAGGTGCAAGGGCTACCGTTGGATTCTTGGCATAGCTTAGCAAGTCCTCATAGTTTCCAGCGTCTAGGTCAAATTCATCATAGTTGAAGGTAGCCGTTGAGCCTCCCGAAAGAAGCCCAACGTCCTCGAATCCGTCACCTGTATCTATGCTGAACTTGAATCCATCTGGAAAAATAATGCTTTTCTCAGCGGTTTGTCGTGGCATGATTACTCCTTAGCTAGCCTTGAAGAAGGTGAACAGTGCATAGGTGCTTGCAGGGTCTGGCTTGCCTGTGAAGGATACAGTAATCTCATCCAAGCCATCCTCGTTGACACCCTTGAAATTGAAGCTTGCACCAGCGTCAATCTTGGCATTGTGCAAGGTGAACTGCCAATCAACGGTGGTCAGAGCATCATCGGAGTAGTGGGTCAATCTGAGCTTGCTTCTGGTCAAGGAAACTTGGTTACTCGTTCCGGCATAGGTTACATCTGTTCCATTCTCGGGATAGGTAGCGTCAGCAGATGTGAAGAAGCCAGGGAACAGAGCCTTGATAACGGCAGGGTCCCAGTTCCATACAGCAGACGGAGCAAGAGCAACGGTCGGATTGATTGCTTTATCCACAAGCCCTTCATAGTTGCCAGCATCAAGATAGAACTCGTCCCAGTTGAAGGTGAGATTAGCACCACCAGCAAGGACTCCAACATCCTCCCAAACAGCTCCAGTAGTTCCATCGGTTGAGATTTCCAGCTTGAATCCATCGGGGAAAATCAGATTCTTTTCGTTCGTTTGTCTAGGCATAGTAGCCTCCTATAACTTTGATGATATTCGAATATCCACTGGCACAAACCAGTTGTTTTCTGCGTCCATTATAGCACGAGCAACACTACTTCGCAAGTATACTGACACTCCGCTATAATCTGTAAATTTCCTGTTGGTGAGGTCGTAGACCATTTTGGCTACAACATCACACTCGTATTCGGTAGGCTGTCGGATGTTGACAGTATATGTAATTTCGTTAAAATCCCCTGCACCCACTTGCGAGACGCGATAAATCTGCAGGTACTTGGTCAAGCCTTGCCGGCTCTCTGGCAACACACTAGCTACAAAGATAGCAGGGTAAGTTGTCGCACCAACTACGAAAGTGTCCAGCTTTGCCTTTAAGGCAGTATCGGCAGAGAGGATTGTCATGAGCACATTTGAGCCATATCGTAAGTCCATTATCTACCCCTCTTTAATTCTCTGTCCATTGCTTCTCTACCATACTTAGCGAATATCTCAGCAGGGTCTTTCCTTTGTACTATAGCTTCCATAGCAGGTCTGAGAAATGGTTGTGCTGGTTGCTTGACTGTTCCGTACTCTTGGAATATTGCATGGTCTGAGTTAGAACCTGCATAAACTTCATCATCCTTCAGTCCTTGCGTATCTAAAGCGTCTGCTTTTTCGCCAGGCATGTTGTTGAGCAGTTCCGTTCTTGAAGTATTGGAGGCGGATAGGGAGTTCCTGAGTTGTCCGTAATCTACAGGTGCAAGCAACTTGGCTTGGGAAGCAATAGCCGCACCAATCATGAGGTTGGAGACAGCCTTTCCATCAGCTACAGCAGATTTTACATTGCCGTATCTTGTCCGCTTTACATCAACCTTCATCATACCAGACCGCCACTGTCCCCGAGAACATCAAAGCCCAACGCTTCACCTGTAACGTTATTAGGAGCCTTAATTTTAACCAACCCGATAGTCGTGACTTCCCCTAATCCTAGGATATCATCTGGATAGGCTACAGAGTACCAAAGCCCTGCATATTTGATAAGGTCAGTGTTGTCTATAGCTTCATCGGTGATAACCACCAAAGAGAGTTGGTCAACGATTGCCTGTGCAAAGACGTTCTGAGCGGAAGAGGCTTGGATGATAAAGACTTCCCTCGTTTCCCTCAAGGAATAGCCCTCTGTTTCCACGCCAGTATTCGGGTCATAAGAAGTAGTGTGTTTGAATATCTCTACGGTCTGTCTCGGAAAGTCGTTGAAACACTCTAGCATTAGCCTACCCTCTGAATCGGAGTTCCTAGGTCACGCAAAATGTCCATCGGATAGCCCCACTTCTTGTCAACGTGTTGCACGTAGGATACAGATACAGGCCCGATTGTCTTGCTTGCTATCTCTCCATCACACACTTGTTTTGTCATGCCATTGAGTTTGAATCCAGCCATTTTAGCAATAGGAACAAGCATGCCATAATTAATTGAGGATATAACATAAGTACCTTCTCCTGTTGTTGCCTGTGAGATTGTGGCAATTCCGTTTTCCTCGTCATAGGCGGTTATGTATGTTTCGTCTGGAATGTTCGGATGAGTAAGCACCCTGCCGATTTCGATAGGGTTAGCAAGCTTCAAATTCCAGATGTTCTTGATAGTCGTTGAACCACTCTCAAACGTGCAGTCAACTGTCTCGTTGAATTGATTGTTGAGAATCCGCCTTACATCATTCTCCACCATCGGCATGAGCAGATTGAGTTGTGCATCATAATCCGAGGTGGTAATGTTGAGCAATGTCTTGATTGTTGCTAAGGTTATCATACCTCACCCCTTACGGAGCAATCTCCGTGAACTTGGCGTACAAAGTAACCTCACCAGTTTGACCAAGCGCAATCTCAGTTACAGCGATGGTCTTGCCAGCGTCACTGAACCAACCATCAAAGGTGAAGCCTTCCTTAGTTGCGTCAGCAAGTGTGATGGAAGGAGTCACTACCGTGTAAGTTGCAGGGTTGTCGCCGTTCTCACCACCGTCAAGGTTATAGGTGATGGCATAGATAATCGGCACGTGCTTGGCGTAGATGTTAGCATCATCCTCAATCTTCACAATATCCGTTGCACTCACCTCGTCAGCGAGTTCAGGGTCAAGGTACCAACCCTCAAGCTCATAGCCTTCATTCGGGGTGGTGGTCGGCAATGTGCCATATTCAGTGTCATAGGTCACGGTAACAGTTGCAGGGTCAACAGCACTTGCGAGGTCACCCTTTACAGCGGTAAGCGTGAATGTAATATTAGAGTAGCTACCCTGCACCTTGAGATGCCATTCATCGTCGTAGTACACAAAATAATCGCCAGTGTCTACATAATGCAGCTCTGAGCCAATCACAGCATCAGTTGGCTTTGCGTCGGTAGACTTTATAAAGTATTTTGGCGTGTCCCTCTGAAGAAGTTGGTCGAGCCTACCTCCGGCAGTGAGAAACGCATCCAAAGCAAGCTCGTTTCTGTTCGTCATATTCCCTCCAAAGGGTAAGGGGGAGTTTCCTCCCCCACTCAGTTACGGAAGCAGGTACGCTTCGATGGTTGCACCAGTGACAGCCCCCTCAGAGGCAAGGTCAATCTCAATGGTTCCATCACTCTGCAAGAATCTAGCAGAATCAACACACACAACCTTGGTATCGGTGGTATCCACTTCGATGGCAAGATTTCCAAGCGAACTATCGGAGAAGTCTCCGGCATTGATTGTAGCGGTGTATTTGGTGGTTGCACCCAAGAATCTAATAAGCAAGCGGTCATGCTTCATTTCGGAAGCGGTAATCACATGGTCGTTTGTCTTATCAGCATCATCAGCAGTGACAGCATAAGCGGTATTGTATAACAACAACTTGGAAACGGTTACAGCACTTCTAGCCATAATTAACCTCTATAATTAACACACGTTTTGCAAAAAGCGTTCTTCTTGTCGTATGTTTTCGGGCATGAATCGCAAGGATTTGCGATTTCCTTCACTGGCTTTACAGCAGGTGCGGACTCCGTAGAATCCGCTACCTTTTTCGCACTAGCCATTAAATTACCGTCTCAGCCTTGGACTTGACGTAGGCTACAGCGAGGGTTGCAGGGTACAAGACCTTTCCACCGTAGACGTTCAACGCACGCATCTTGTCCTCGAAAGCCGCTTCAGCCCTAAGAGCTTCAACCTTGCCAAGCTGGTGAGCAAAGCCGATGGTCATGTCCTTGATGAAGAACATCGGCGCATACCAAGTTTCACCCGAATGCTGGATGTTGTTGGACACATACACGTCGAACCCAAGATACGAGCCAATCATGCCATTGGTCAGAGTGGCAGAGTTATCGGTGTCACGGATAATCTTTGCAAGGGTCATCTTTTCCTTAATCCAAGGCGGTACGACCGCTACACGCCCAGCCTGCGGAGCGTTGGCTTCGTCAAGCTCACGAGCTGCCCCAGTGAACAGTGAAATGATGTTCGCACTGGTGATTTCAGTCGCTGAGCTAGTGGTGCCGGAAACGGTGATGCCAGCATCTGTGTACAGCTTTGCGATGAATGCGTCAATGTTGTCGCTCATGCCGTAAGCAATCCGCTGGGAAAGCTTGGACACGAGCTTGGGCTTACTCTGAACAGCGTCAACATCGTCAATCTTGACAGCCGCATAGGCTTTCTGGTCAATGAGCAGAACCTTGTCTGCATCGGTAAGCTCTTCGTAGGAGACAGTGCCGGAATAAGCCGCAACGCTCACATTCCCGACTTCGCTAATCTTTACGCTGGAGCCGTAGCCCTTAATCTCGCCCTCAAAGTCACGGTTTGCGAGAGCACCAAAAACGAGAGAATTGTCAAGATTCTCAAGGATATTGTCAGCCCAAAGCTGTGGTTTGAAATTATCGTATGCCATGTTTTACCTCTATACAATGTACCCGTTATCTCTACGGGCTTTTTGGCGTTCCTCTCTGGTCGGGAGTTTCTCGATTTCAGCTTCAGTGAGCTTTGTCTTGGGGTCTCCGCCCTTCGGGATATCGCCTTTCAGTCTTTTCGCTATCTCGGCTTCTGAAAGCTCGTGTGCTCTCGTGTCGAGATACTTGTTCAGTGCCTTTACGTCAGCTTTAATCTCGTCCTCAGTTTCACCGCTAATGCGATTTGCAAAATCTGCGGGCAACCCCACACTAGCCAGTTCCTTGATGATTTGGAGATTAATCCGCTCACGCTTGATTGAATCTTTTTCTGCTTGGAGTTCTTTGCGTTCTGCCTCAAGTTTCTCGGCTTCGGTCATTTTTTCCTGTTCGGTCAATTTGACTTTCTTTTCAAGTTCCGAATTACGCTTGTTCAGCCCTGCGAGCTCTTTTTTGTACTTCTCTTCCAACTCGACAAGTTTGTCGGTTGCTTCTACCTTAGGCTCTTCCACCTGTACCTGCTCTTCTGCCTGTACCTGTTCATCTGCCATTTTAACACCTCTTTGTTGATTTGTCAATATAAACACTATCTGTGTCTATGTCAATAATACACCCTTTTGCATGGGTTGTAAAGCCTAGCTCAAACCACGCTTCTTCCAAGTATCATAATCCCGATAGCTTGCAATATCGCTCTTGCCTGTTACAGGATTTACACCCCGCCTTAGTGTAGGCTCTAGCCCTTGAACTACATCTATAACTGTGCATCGGCAGTTTACCGTCTCCGCAGGGTCGCCAAAGTCGCCAGGGTATCTTGCAGAGAGTCCATGAATATGGAACAGTCCCTCATCATCCTCAAGCTGTCCGTCTAGCATCTGATGGCTATCCCTAGTCCGTCCGTCTAATGTAGCCACCCATTGCCTGCGGATTCTTACGCCGGATTCCTTCAAGTCCTCTGAGTTAAGATATGTTCCGGCATTTGCCAGTCTGTTCCCTTCAGTCCTCACCACTCTGAGAGCGTTGTATGCGTTGCCATCGAAGGTTTTCTTCAACGCCTGTGCTTGCTTGACGTAAGACTGTCCGTTTATTAATCCTTGCTTGACTACCCTTAGCGTCTTGGTCAATTCGCTGTTGAGGTTGTTGACTAGGATTCCTGTGAGTGTATCGCCGCTTGGAGGTATCATGCCTTCTGCCACTCGTCTAAGCCTTGCGTCTCGGATAGCGGTAAGCCTTGACGCATCACCAGTAACCGCAACATCTCTTACTAGTGGATTGGGTGCAGAGTACTTGATGTTCTTCCCGATGTTATCCGAAAAGAAGGCGGTTGTATATCTGTCCATAAAATAGGATTCATCGAAGGTTGTGTACATGCCTTTGGTAATCTGCTTCTTTATATCTTTGCCAATCTGAATGTATACGCCCTTGATTTCCTGTTCCATCGTCTTGAGTCGCTTGTAAAGATTGAGCGTCTTGTAGTAGTCAGCTCCGTCAACACTTGTAAGATACTTTGCGTAAACGTCCTTCACCAATCCGGTCACATTATCCCTTCCGAACCGGTAGGTTTTCTTTATCTCGGATTCTATCGATAGAAGGATTGAGTCTATTGTCTTACTCTTCGCTGTCTGCATCTGACTGTATGTCATTTGCCA